TGAAGATTAAAATCTGCTATGGTGTTTCCAACAAGTTGACTAATACTTCTTTCAGTAAAAATAATTAAAATTTCTCTAAATACAATAATGCCTGTTATAACAGCGCCAACGTTAATTACACCTGCTCCGTTAGCAATTGTAAAATCATTATCTGTAAAAGGAGCAGAAAAAATAAGCTTGTCTTCGTTTACAAAAAACAATTGATTTTTATGGAACACAACAAAGTCAGCACCAAGCAAGTCTGCATTGACATCTAAACGTAAAAACGTAGTATCGTCCCACACAAAAGGATAGTTTGTTCCATCTACACCAACAATTTTATCAATGCTATTACTTCTATACTTAGTAGTTCTAACTTTAATGCCACTACTATAATTAACAGAGAGCCAAGTGACGGCTGCATTATCAGCAGGGCTACTAGCTAAAGCAGGGTTGATGGCTAATGTAGCACCGCCGCTTGTAACAGTGGCATCTGCTGTGACAGTGTATATTTTCTCTACACCAGCAACAGTGAAGGTATCTCCCGCTTTGGGAACATCTGTCAAGCCATCTACTATTAAGCTGCTTCCTGTTTGACTGCCTCCGTTAACCAACACTGTGCCATACGAAGGAACATTAATCTTTGTCCAGCCACTGCCTGTAGATTTATAAATGTCATTGTTTCTACAAGCAACTACAGTTTGTTCCCATGCCGCCACACCTTTCATAATGCCTGTATGAGAAGTGAAAGTTACAGCAGCTTTATCAGCAGGGCTGCTAGCCATAGATGCTGTCAGTGTTAGCGTCACTCTCTTGTTTGTGCTATCAAAAGAAACACCAGCACTAGCCACTGTATATGTGCCTGTGACACCAGCAATGGTGAGAGTGTCTCCAGCAACAGGAGCAGTGTAGATGTTTCCTAAGATGAGAGTTGTTCCTGTTTGTCCACTACCATGTACTTTAGGTAGGCCATAAGCTGGGACAAAGGCACTGTCATACTTATCAAAACCTTCAATTCTTCTATATCCACCATCAGTGGAAGGCTCAAAGTTTTTTAATAGACGAGCACTACCCGGAGCATTAATACCTTGCTGTAAAGGAGACAAGTTAGAGACAAGTCCACCCTTAAATTCAAAAGCATATGTTTGCCAAGCGTCTGCCATCAACTCACCCTATCGCCAAAAGCAGTGGCTTTAGATGGAACAATCATGCCAGAGCGCATATATGAATAACGATTGACCAACATGGTACGCATGCGTTTCACACCTTCTTCAAATTTACCTTTAGCCAAAGTAGCTGCTTGCTCATTGCTTCTAAACAAATAAGCATAGTGCATAGCACCATCAATAATTACATGTCTAAATCTTTCTGGGATAGAAGGAACATCTGTATACGAAGACAAATCTACAGGTATTCTGTAGTATTCATAATAGACAGTGTATGCTTCTCTAGGAGCAGGAACAACACCAAACTCTAAGCTAGGAGCATGAAACACAAAAGAAGGAACATCTCGCTTGCTTGTGTCTGTTGTATATTCTTGATCAATGTATCTAGACAAGTAATCTTCATACGCAAGAATAGTTAGCTTCTGTGTTTTGTTGTTAAAGGTTGTGTTCTCTTCAATACGAAAAGTATCAAAGTCGATGGTGTTGGCATCAGTGGGGAACGCATAACGAATGGTTCCTGCTGTCAGTGTTTCTTCTGCCAACACATGATTGAAAGGCCACTCATGGTGGATGTGGTTGATATCTCTAATGGCAGCATTCACTGCGTCTTTATTATGGGCATAGAAGCCTACAGCAGATGAGAAATTACTGGAAGTAAGCTCAACTTCATTAAGTCTTCTGTTCACTTCATTAACTAGATCAAGAAAATTATATGCCATTATTGTTCCTTAATTCTCAATCTAATAACACGCTCAGCCACATTACCACTGCTGTCAGACATATTGCAATAAATTTTATATTCAGTGTTGTTAGTGCCTAAGCCTAAATTAATTGTAGCCACTCCACCACTAATAGTTTGAGCAACATTTTGTAAACCATTAACAGTGTTACTTGCGGGTAAAGCTGTCTTTACTCCAAAAGAGTTATCCACAAACCAAGCCACAGTTGAAATGGTAGCACCATTAAGCCATCTAGACCAGTCAACGCTGTAGTCTAGAGTTTCATCTGGGTCTTTATTAGGCCATCTAAATGACATATTATTCCTTAAGCCACTAATACACTTCTATCAGATGAAGAAGGTTTTCTATATGTATATATCTTTCTTGGAAGTTCTTCTACACTTGATGTTCGTGTAGCCGTTGTAGACTTCCCTTCAACATAAACAACTCTATTATCTTTCATCACCATCACTGTACGTTCTTTAGCAGTGGACTTAGCTTTAACATACACTGTTCTATTTCTATCATATAAGGCTGCAACAGCATTATAATTGAAAACAACAGTGGTAATTGTAACACCACCAACACTACCTATTCCAAATACACCATCAAAAGTGGGCTGTGCATTCTCAAATATAGAAACACTACCAACACTTCCTGTAGCAAACACACCAGTTGTAGCATAAACACTCTGTGCCTTTGCCTCAGCAATTCCTAAACTAGTTGTTGCTTCGTAACCAGAAACGCTGGTATTAGAAGAAGCAGCAACTACAATACTGCCTACACTTCCTGTTGCTTCAAGACCATCAACAGGTATCCTGTTAATACTTCTTACATCAACAACACCTATTGCTGTTGTAGCTTCACTTCCTGTTAGGAGGGTTGTTGCATCCCCGCTTACAGAAAGGCTTCCAACAGCGGTAGAAGCAACATTTCCTGTTGGTAATACCGTGGCCTTAGCCAAGACAATTACGCTGCCTACAGCGCCTGTAGAGGCCACCCCTGAGGGTGTAAATCTACAGCCTAAACTGAAGGTGAAATTAGTGCCAACATTACCTGTGGCTGATACACCAACCACACTAGTTACAGCTACACCAACAACACCAACACTACCAACAGCAGCGGGAGATACTAAACTAACAACTACGTGGTTAGCATCCCCACTTATTACAACACCACTATCACTAGTGGCTACTGCCTGAACACCGTCTGGCGTATAAGCAACATTGCTTTTACCATATCTATCTACACCATAGACACCTATGCCGTAGATAGCGCCAGAGCGTACAGTTGTAGCCATGTAGCTACTCCTTAAGCAATTCTAATGATAGCGTTGCTTGCGTCTGCTGTAGGAAATTGAACAACAAAGTCACCGTTGGTAGAAGTCTTATCTCCACCAAAAGAAATGACAGCCACTGCATTAGTAGTAGCTGACCCACCATCAGTGGTGGTGTTATAGATGAGAGCGCCAGCAGCAGTGATGGTGGCACTAGGCCATGTTGCATCAGCAAAGTCTACAAAGGCTGTAGTGCCGCTAGAGGTTGGATCAATGTTTGTTAGTGTTGTACCACCAGCAGTATAGCCAGTGCCTACAACTTCATTGGAAGACGAGTAGTCTGTTGTTGCAGCATCGAGAGATGCCGAAGAAGTGTATAAAGCAATTTTAAAAGTATGACCAGAAGTAGCATTAAAATCATGCTTTCTTTCCAGAAGTTCTTTTTTAAAGCTTGTACAAAGAGCAGATGTGATAGCCATTACAAGGTCTTTCGTTATAAACAAAAAAAAGGGGCAACCTCTTATGGAAGCTGCCCCTTGGTTTAATTAGCTATTAAGCCAATTGTTCACGGTCTACAGAGGCAGGGCCAACACGACCATTCAGGTCAACCAAGACGGCCCATACACGAATAGTACCAGCAGACACTGCTGTGGTAGAAGTTGCGATGAGAACGTCCAAGGTGTCAGCACTAGAGCCAATAACGACAGGCTGGAAAGCAGCAGCGTTTTGAGCGTAAGCACCAACAGCAGTGGCAGCAGCAAGAGTAGCGCCATCAACGAAGACATCGGCATCCACACCTGTAATACCAACGTCCAAGGTCACATCACCAGTGATGGTGGCAGTGACTTCGTAGCCAGCGTTGAGAATCAAAGTCTCAGCAGGAATATCCAACACTTCCAACACATCGGCTGCTGCAAGAGCAGAGCCTTTGGTTGTGGTGGCAGTAGCAAAGTTGAGAGTTGCCTCAACTACATAAGGTGCGCTACGGAGAGCACCACTTGGATGGGTAGCGGCATTAATACCACTCGAAACGTCAACAGTAGCCATTTATGTTCTCCTTAAGCAGCGTTATATTTAGCAGTGACGATACCTTCTGGACGCAAAATCTTGCGACCATAGAGGTGCATACCACGCACGATGTCAGCAAAGCTATCTGGGTCACGATAGGTTTCTGTCTTGGTGATTTGCTGAGCGGTTGCCACAGCAGAATCATGACCAGCAACGATCACACCGAAGTTGGTGTTCTGGTTGGCAGTACCAGTAGTACCTGCGCCAGTACCAACCTTAGGCAGGTTGTTAGACACATAGATCTTGAAACCATGCAGGTTGTTGATGATCAAACCATTTTGCAAGCCAGAGCCACCAAAATCGCTGTTCAACAAACGGCTGTCTTCGTCTTTCAACATTTCGATGAAGACGGGATCAACCACCAACCAACGACCATTGGTGTCAACAAACTGTTGATCCAACAAGCGACCCATACGAGCAATCACCATCAAAGGAGAAGCTGTAGCGGTAGGCAGGGCGGTAGCGCCGGGCAAACGAGCAGCGATTGGGATGGAGTGATCACCAGCAGAAGAGGTGGTGATGTTGCCGAAGTCGCCTTTTTTCAACTGCATGCTAGCCAACAGTTCGTTAGAACCAGCTTCTGTCAAAGCTTTAGTACCGGGGAAAGTGGTACGAGCAGTGCCAGCTTGGGTGTGCTTGGCAGACTGTTGATAGCCAGACAAGTAACCCAACACATCTTGGTCATACTGGTCACGCAAGCGATAAGCTGCACGATCAGAAGCCATTTGCATGAAGTTCACATGGGAATGAGCAGTTTCGATGTCATCAATCTTAAAGGCATAATAGTTAGCCTGATCAACAACAAGGGTGAAGTCTTCATCATTCAGGTCTTGTGCAGTGATTTGTGTGCCACGAGCATAAGACTGAACAGAAACTTCAGGCTCTTTGATGATTTTAACAGAGTCGCCCATGTTGGCAATTTCGCCAAAATAGTCGCTGTTAGTGATAGCTTCTACAGTAGAAGACTTACGGAAAGCAAGTTGAACCTGCTTGGAATAAATGACTGGACTAAAATTACCATTGGGTAAGTTGTTATAGCCAGTTGCCTTTGGAAATGCCATGATGTATCCTCCTAAGATATTGATAGGGCATATAATTAAATACGCTCACACAACTACAGAGGCTGACATTATTAGGTGTGTAATAGTAACAAGTGCCCTCGCTACTAAAACAGGCTAATAAACTTACAGGTAATTCTGACAGTTTACTTGCTTTGCGTTACAGATTACTTGTTTGCTTAAGGTGGTTATAGCAAATAACGGCTTAAGGAAACTGGCTACCGAAGTAGCCGTGTTTAAAGTTATAGCACACTTGAGGTATTTGTCAACAATCTTCTATAAAATAGTGATTGTTGACGTATAAATCAAGTTATCGAGCGTTGCCACTGATGTCGTATACAAACTTACCAGACTTAATAGCTTTAGAAATAGCTTCTTGATTGGCTTCGTATTCGTGTGTATTCATTTGATTCACAGAAGATTCATAGACAAGTCCATCTGTGTCTACATTAGACGGAGATGATCTACTTCCTCTAGTTCCAACGCTTTGTGCAGCATCCTTACTAGATTCTTTAGTTCTACTTTTAGTAATATTCTTGTCTACTTTGTACAAATCAATTGCTCTAGCAGCAGCTTTAGCATCGGTGTCGTTTTCATACAAAGCTTGTTGTACCCATTTTGGTTGGTCTTCTACCCAATCATGGAAGTCATCTGTGTCCCGAATCTTGTCAAAGTCTGGATGCAGACGCAACAATTCTGATTCAGCCTTGTCTCTAGCAGTCTCCATCTCTCGTTCATCCAAAGAACGCAAGCGTTGCTCAATAGACTCAGACTGTTCTTTTGCTTTCTTCATAGCAATGGATTCAACAATCTTTGCTACGTCTGGGTATTGCTCAGCCCAAGCAGCAAGTTCTTCTT